CAATTGGCGTATCGCATTCCTCTGGTACTAAAACCTACTCTACGAGTGGGGTATTTTGTTCATTCAACTGCATCAAGGCTTACATTAATGAGAAGACGCGCGCAGATGTTTTGTATAATAACAGCCACGTGCTTCTGGCTCATATGATATGTGACATGAGAGGGACTATTTCGCCCGTATCCGTTGACCCGGCTCCTGACAAGTGTCTCATGGCAGTCTATGGTGGATACATGACTGAGGATCAGTACAAGCAATGCTTTGACCGAATAGTCTACAGTGAGAAGGGTAAAATCAAAATGTTCCCAACAACGAGCATCTTTCAAGAAGAGGAAAAACTAAGTAGGAATGCTTACATAAACCCATGTAAACAAACAAATGTTAGTGAATTAAAAAATGTGGTTTAAAATAACAATTATTCTCTTTATAATCACCTTGTTGGCTGTAGCATGGTATAAGACTTTCTCAGCCAACGTAGCCTACTTTTATGGTTCCACGAAAATTCAGATACCGAGCCCCCTGTTCACCAAGGGACAGAAGGATAATCTATCAGTCGCTATTAACTTTCCGAAGAGTGGCGCCAGGAATGGAGTTGTACTTTTCATGAAGGGTTCGGGAGCAAATAATTTCCAGATAGTTTACATTCAGGACGGTAAGCTCATAATCAATACAAACAATAACAAGGATCAATCGCTCATCATGGTCCCTGACCTGGAAGACAATGTGAAGAAGCAGTCTTGGCTTCGGGTCGAATTTATTATCAATGACCAATTTAAAAACGTACCCATTTACTTCGGAGGTGCTCCTATTGAACAGATTCCCGTCAACACTCTCATGTTTGACGGGCAGTCCAGCGTTATTCAATTCCCGAGGAGCGGACTGGTTGCACGCACAAACTACATGTACCTGAACGATATCAATCTCGGCAATATATTTCAGAATCAATAATTAATTCTATTACTTCGCGAAGTAATAGACGGAAAAAGGTTGAAAACGATTTGAATTGATTCAACAAAGACGCATGTAAGAGAAAAACACAAAGAAAATGGAATATGAAGGAATAACCGCGTTAATGGATCTCACAAAGTGTACCGATTATATCACATTTGATGTAAAAGGTGTACAGGGACATGTCCGCGTGGTTGGTACCTCTGATAAACCTTGGTTTTGTGGAAAAGATGCATGTGCTATACTTAAATATAAAGATAAAAAAGACGCTCTCCAGAGAAACGTCCTCCCTCATCAAAAGAGAAATCTCAGTTTATTGAGTTCCGATTGGGTTTCTGAGTTGGACGGTGTAGCTCCCCCCAACTTTCTAGGTCTAAACAACCTCAAAAATCTCACATATCATGAAGGTAAAAGTGTGTATATTAACGAATCTGGTTTTTATCGTCTCATAAACAAGAGCAAGACTCAACTATCAGACGCGTTCCAGACCCTTGTATGCGATTACGTATTACCAACACTCAGGCGACAAGGAGTTGTTAGGATGGAGGGTATAGAAAAGCAGCTGGAAAAGCTCAAATTAGAACAACGGAACCAATCACAGATTATCGAAATTAAAGATCAAAAAATACAAGCCCAAGCAGTTGCTCTCGCTGCTGAAGAAGACTTGCGTAAAAGAGCCGAACGTAAGTCTCTAAATATTAGCAAACTCATTAAACACGGTAGCGTCAAGGAAAAGAAGGAGGAGTGGATCTATATAGCCACCACAAACATTTACTCTAGGGAACGTATTTTCAAAATCGGATCCACAGAGAGGCTTGTCAGAAGGATTGATGGATACCAAACAGGTCGTCCTAAAGAAGATCAGTATTACTATGCATACATTAAGAAAGTCTACGCATCTAAGGATCTCGACTATCACATACAAAGACTTTTATGTGATTTTAAACATAACGAGAAAGGAGAAATGTACATAGGCATCAAATTTGAAGACCTTTGTAATATCATAACTGTGATTTGCGAAAACTACGACAAGTCTTTGGATTATGTATATGGATTTGTCACTGCTAGGTTACCTCAGAGTCAAGAAGAAGGGGAAGACGAACCTCCACCTCCTATAGACATCAGCATGATTACAATCCATTACGGTAATGACGAAGAGGACATTGTGCTATCTGAGGATTCAGTAAAGGGAATGTTACAAGACATTCTCAACAACCTCGAATGTAAGATGGTAGATAACGTGTTGGTGTATCAAAGGAAAGATTTGATTGAGGAATTGGGAAAAATCTTTATCGGGTCAAAGAGGAAATGTATATGGGAGGCTACGAAAAAGGCGATAGGTTGGAAGTCGAGTAAGAGTGCACTGGAAGCACCAGAATTAGTAAATGGTTCTGATATGTTCATGGTTCAGTATTAGTTACAAGAAGCTATCAATTTTCGTACGCGTCGTTGAATAGTTTAACCTTTCCTGTTCCCTGATTGTATGGGATGCCGAGAGGATAAGAAGGCTCTCCGCTAGGTTGTCGGGGGGTATCTGCGGTGAAAGCAGATAAGAATTTAATAAACTTATCAATATCCTCCTCCGATGTAAATTGAAGAAACGTGGCGCTATCATCGCTATCAATTTTAGCATCGCTATCAATTTTAGCATCGCTATCAATTTTAGCATCGCTATCAATTTTAGCATCGCTATCAATTTTAGCATCGCTATCAATTTTAGCATCGCTATCAATTTTATCAGATGGTAGCATCTGCTTACTCTGAGAGTATTCGTTCAGCATACTTACATTGGTATTCATCATGTGTCTTATTTTCATTACTAATCCTTTAGATCAACTTGATAGTGTTCGGTTTTCAATTTCCGTACGCGTCGTTGAATAGTTTACAAACCTTCCTTGTTCCGCGATTGTATGGGATGCCGAGAGAATAGGGGGGTATATCATTTTCCAGTTCAAAAGAAGAATTTCCATTAGGTTGTCTGCGAGTATTTGAGACTATGAAACTTTCCATTTGTTCTATGATGTTAGGGTTATTATCATCCGGAGAAAAGTGGGCAATCTGTTTTCCGTTTAGGAATAGGATCAGAAATGGCACGTATTCGATAGGCGTATTGGTCATGGCAGACATGTCCATCAGAATATAGTTATCATTTGCCATGTCCATGTACTGAAAATTAACCCCTCTTACAATGGTAGAGAGACGTTTAAAAGCTGGCATGAGATCATGACACCATTTACATGAGTTAGTATAGATGAATACGAATGAGTATCCTTGGTCGTTAATTTTAACCAATTGACCATCGTTAACGGTGAAATCCCTTGATGTTAAATACATTTTATATACGATTATATTATTCTTATATGTGATTACATACTAATGAGTTGGAACAACGCGAGCATCACAAGGAAAATAAGAGTCTTTACAAATATGAGAACCGCGTCAGAGTCGGGGACTATGGTTTTGAGAAAGTTATCTATCATGGGGAGACTGAGCACCACGAACATGATGGCGGGTATGATAATCTTTTTCAGTTGAAGTGATTTTGCTACGTTAACTCCATCCCCGAAAATCTCCCGCATCACGTTCATGTCAACGTCTGACGGTTGTTCCTGAGACGTTGGTAGATTTTTAATTTGATCGGCCATTTTCTTATTCTATGATAAATCATGTAAATTTAAAGTGCACGCTTCTTATCAGTCTCTGATATTTGCAAATCACGTTCCTTTGCCATCTGTTGTGCTAGGGACGTAACGTCAATTCTTTCTTTCTTTTGAATCGGAGGAGTGTCGCTAGGTGGTTCCAGCTCTTCGTCTGGTAATTCAGTAGCCGATCTAACTAACATGGTCCTACCTACACCTTTTCCTACACCTTTTACTACAGGCTGTTCTGGAACCTGGTTGTGTTCAAGCTTCAACTCGTTGATAACCTGATCGATCCACATGTAGATGTATTCACTTTCAAACTTTTGTTTGGTCTGGTTGATTGTTGAACCTGCGTAGTACTCGACCAACAGAGTGGGCACGTTTTTAATATCATTCTTATCAAGCACATCCTTGAAATTAACATAGTCAATGCAAGTCATGGTCATACCAATCACCTTTGGGAAATCGAAAGATAACCCCTCAATGTAAGATAGTAAGTCTATCGATGCCTGGGAGTATTTCGAGTATAACAACACGCAGTGTTTTCTGTTCATTTTATATCCATATGTTTTGCCTTTAGATTCTTGACGTTTATTAATGCCTCTCAGAAATCTTCAGCACATGTTTAAAATTTATAACCCATACTGGGTTATAAATGACGTCTAATTAATACAAAATCTTTCCAAGCTTTTAAACATCTCTAAGTTGCCCACCTCCAGTCTGTGCATATCTTTGGTTATTCCTTCCTGTTCACGTAACTTTAAATATGCACCAAGGTTCGCTCTAATCTCACCTTCATATAGAGTGATTCGGTCCTTGTACAATGGGTATATCTTTTCAAACTCTTCTCTACTTTTATCGTAATAATCAAAAATGACTAGTTTAGCGATGCTCTTATCGTCAAGGATTGATTTGATAAGTTCACTGCAGAAGCCAATCATTATGACCCTGTTTCTGGGCTTGTCATTTGACTTTGTAGATGATGAAATGGTTACCATTTTATGAAAGAATATTGCCTTTAGGCCACATGTGATCCTATAAGAGAAAAAAATAAGTTGAATTTTACTTGCAAAAACATGTAATAAAGCAAAACTATGTACTTAATACGTTTGGCATCTGACAAATGTGATCTCAGGGACGAGTACTCGTTAAATGAGTACATTACGTTCCTGGCAACATATGTTACCTCAGTGGACAACCTCATCGAGGTTATCAAAAGTCTCAAGTGTAAACTAACGACTGATAACCTTGATGATTTCTTCGAACCATTGACGCCTTACATTGAGACGTATAAACCTAAGCAATCTACTATCCTCAAAACATCCCATGCATTCTGTAACAAATGTGAACTGTATATACCTTCACATCTCCGCGTCTGGAGTAAGAACAACCCTGAACTCTTTTCAACGGAAATTGCCTTCTTTCATAGCCTACTAACGTATTTTAAGACTTTGATCAAGGCTGACACGGCTACTTACCCTTTAGATGATTTAATCAATGGAGAAGATACACCACTTTCTGGACAAACAAACCGTGAAAAGTTGAAATTGATCGCTTCTGTTGTAAAATATTATGACGTTATATGTGAACATTTATTATAACCACGAAGGGTGGGTCAAACAGTTAAAGAAGAGTTGAATATCCAAGAAACATATTTATGAGCATAAAGTGATAGACAAAATGACTATGTCTAATAAAGTTATTATGATGAACAATCAAATTACAAAGGAAAATGTTAAATATCTAAGGAAAATTCCAGATGTTGACAAGGAAAACCCTTCAGTAGAGTTGTACTGTTCTGAGTATAGGAACCAGAATTGCATCCCTCATAGCACCAATGCGAAAAGCTACGTCTTTCATGGCGACACGCTTTTCCTTGAAAGCTACCCCTACTCGATTGAACTCACCAAATCCAAATATGAAGGTTTTGGATTTGAGTTTGAAAAGTGTAGGTTTTCTGAGGCGCATGAAGGTACCTTGCTTCGAGTGTTCAACATTGAAGGAAAGTGGTACACCTCCACAAACCGACGTCTGGATGCTTTCAATAGTAAGTGGGCGGCAAAAACGACCACATTTGGTCTCCATTTTGCCGACACGGTCAGAGAAAACATCAGGAGTGTCACTGACGATGAATATTTCGAAGATGAAGATGAATCCTTAGAGGAGAGAAAGAAGAATGCCAAGGAATACCTCAACGCGATTTATGATAAAAATCTGGACAAATCCAAGAAGTACATGTTCCTGTTGGAGCCATGTAAAGAGGAGCGCATCGTTTGTCTCACAGGATCACCCCGCTTCTTAAATATTGGAGTGTTTGACAAAGACAACAAATTGTCATTTAATGAGGATGTGATCATGGATGGGTTTAAAGTTCCGAGACCTCGAGAGCACGTCTTTAAAGACGTGCAGGAAATGTTTTCCGCACTTGACTCGGTAGATATTAATCACATTCAGGGATTCATCGCCATTCAAGAAAATAAGCACTTTAAATTCCTCAATGATAGGTACAAATATTTATTCAACGTGAGAGGAAACGTGTCAAGCATCAGATTTAGGTTCCTTGAGCTCAACTGCCAGAACACCGTCATCAATCTGAGAAATAGGACCAATCAGCAGACTACTGCTCAGATTGGTAATATGCTTGAAGACTTTTGCCACCTGTATAACTTCAACCCTCAGCCCCTGCTCAACTATATCTGGACGACGGTTGTAGTGGATCTTTTCAACAAGTACAAGAAAAGGTATATCGATAAGACTGAGCCCTCGGACAGTACAATCACTTCAAAACAGGATAGGATGTTGAAAGAGATTCACAATCGTTACAATGAGTCTGTGAGACATGGCAATAGAATAATAACAGATAAAAACAGGATTTCAGACATCCTCGCGATACAGAAGCCATCAGATCTCAACCAGCTCATTGGAGAATATGAAAAGATTGATAAAAATGCAAAGCGAGAGATCGCTGCATGAGAAGAAAGTAAACAACTAATTCGACCACTGCCCAAACCATCGGGCTTTGAAAATTTTACCCCACGGGGTAACATTTTCTCAACATGAAACTGAAATCTAAAGACAGTCAGTGTATAATTATAAAATGTATCTCACCGTAAGTCAATTGCTTAACAATCCTTGTAAACTCAGTTATCTCAATGACCAGTACATGCAAGAGGTGTTCAGGTTCAAGGATCATGACATTCTATTTCTAAAATTATTTTGGCATCCAGGTTTTGACGAATTATGGATCCTCCTTGATGAGCCGTTCATTGAAGCTTGGCTCATTAAGGATAACAATCTCACTCTTAATCGATTGTATCAACAGGTTCTTACCATGTTTCACAGGGAAACTGACTACAGGTTTTCAACAGAAGACAATCATGAGAATATGTATATGGTAAAGGGTTACTGCCTGAAGGATCTCTGCCTTATTTGCAATAAGCTCTTCAGGGATTTCTTCGTGAGGCTAGCCCGAGTGGCACACATGCTCATGCTCACCAAATCCATTGATGACAATTCACTCCAGATGACAATTAACAAAACAGCTAAGCAGGTCGGGGTTCTCTCTCAGAAAACAGATAATCTCACATTCCTCGTCGATGAAATAGTAGGTAAGCGAGTGGAAGAGATTGCTAAGAGGGTCGTGGTGTCTCAGTCTGATTGTGAGGAAGTGATTAACCTCGTCAGATTACCATCGTGCAACGATGCAACGTCGCCGCTAATACCTGTTCATCTCAGGAATGCTGGGTACGTCGTTATAAGATGTCTCCGTAAGAACTACGCGAAGCATTTGAATAGGATTAAATCATACGGTAATCTTATTAACGAAGAAGTGTTTAAAAAACCCATTGAAAACAGAGGTATAAATTTGGTCAGTGAACTCAGAGATATGGGTGTCAAGACGCACAAGAGTAATGGTATCTCCTCGGATGATCATGTCGATCTGATAGAGAAGGTCAAGGCCATCCTCGAAATAGAAGACAAGATGTGAAACAAGCTAGGCTATTTTATGTTCATTACATTAACATGTAATGAAACCATATTCCTAAAAAAATTGAATAGATTTATCGACTAACAATCTAATATATTAAAAGGATGTTTGATAGTAAGAACAAAATAACAACAAACGTTTCCCTCAACGAATTCCTGAGGGAGATGAAGGCACCCAATGATCCCACTCATACACACGTGTCAATGGGTACCCCTATGGGTGTATACTCCTTTGGTTCAAAAATGAAGGAATTTTGGCGCATCTATAGCAACACCCTTTCTCAAAATAATCCAGTGTACCTTGCCGAAAACCCAGGGAAAGAGACACCCATCCTTGTTGATATCGATCTCAGAGTAAAAAAGTCTATTTTATTAAAAGAAGATGAGCTACGCCCACACCTCTACACTGACAAACAGGTCAAGGAAGTAGTGAACGCGTACCAACAAGCCATTAATGAGGTTGTAGACTTTTCAAATGTAGACGTGGACAAACAAAACGCATCCTTCACATGTATTTTACTTGAAAAGAAACCATATGAAACAGAAATTGCTGGTGAAAAGTACATAAAAAACGGTTTTCATCTTCACTTTCCTAAACTGTTCCTCGACAAAAAGGTGCAGGAGGTGTACATTATTCCCAAAGTGAAGGAAAAAATTAACGGTCTGTTTGAGAACATTGGAGCCAAAGACTTTATAGATTCTAACGTATTAAACGTCCACTGGCTCATCCATGGATCAAAGAAACACAGCACATCTACTCCCTACAAAGCTACCAAATGTTTCCTCAAAGATGTAAAGGAGGTCACGCTCGAGGAAGGTTTGTCTGATTACGTCTGCAACAAGTATCCAGGTGAAACGATAGAAGACGTGGACTGTAGAAATAATGTGAAGAATATGTTGCCTCGTATCCTATCCATTTTCCTGTACGACCGGGCAGACACGTACTTTTACAATCCCAAACCCAGCATCACTACCCCTCTCATAAAAATATTTGAGATGGTGAAGAGTAGAAGGAAGCAATACGCTAACGACTCTGTAGAGAAAATGCTCCACGAGGCGCAGACACTTCTCAGTATGATTAAATCTTCCCGCGCTGATGACCGACACACTTGGCTAAACTTTGGATATTGTCTTTGGCAGATTAGCGGTGGTGATGACGATGGCTTCTCATTATGGCTAGAGTTCTCAGATCAGAGTGATAAATTCAACGAGAGTGAATGCCTGTCGCTTTGGTCAAAAATGCGTCCCAACAACTACACTATTGGCACGCTTAAGCACTATGCCAAACATGACAATCCTGAAGAGTATGAAAAGATGATTAACAACAAGACCCATCACCTCATCGCTAATTCTGTAAACGGATGCCACAGCGACATAGCCAAAATTCTGTTCAGTGAGTATGGTAATGAATTCGTGTGCAGCGCGCATAAGGAATGGTATCATTTTGAAGATCATATTTGGAAGCCTAGTGCTGGGGGTATCGACCTCCGTAAGCGCATATCAGATGATAGCGGCATCATCATTAAGCAACTCACTAAAAATAAAAATGAAATTTATAAATCAATCGAAGAGTTGGAAGAAAATAACGCAGAGAGGAAGGCGTTGGAAGCACAAATTAAAAAGATGAACTCTCTCATCAGACAATGCAAGACCGCTCCTTTCAAAAACCACGTCATGGTAGAGTCACAGGAAGTTTTCTACAACAGTCAATTTTACAACATGCTTAATAAAAATCCATATCTTGTGGCTTTCCAGAACGGAGTATTTGACTTTGAGAACGACATTTTCAGGGACGGTACCCCTGAGGATTACATATCTGTCGCGATGTCAATCGAATACAAAGATTACGGATCAATCGATCATCCCGATGTGATAGAAGTAGATAAATTTTTTCAAAAGGTCTTCCCAGACCCAGAAATCCGCGACTACTTTCTAAACCAAGCGTGTCGTGTTTTTGTGGGTGGTAATTTTAACAAGGTTATCCTCTTCTGGACTGGCGAGGGTGACAATGGTAAGACAGTTACACAAACGTTGTTTGAAAAGATGCTGGGTAAACTGGCGGTCAAATTCAGCACCTCTCTCATCACAGGTAAGAAAAGCAACATTGGGGCAGCCAGTCCTGAGATGGCTCGCACCGGTGACGGTGTGAGATGGGCGGTTATGGATGAGCCAAATACGGATGAGATAATCAACGCCGGTACACTCAAGGGTTTGACTGGTAACGATTCATACTGGGCACGCGACTTGTTCCAGAAGGGTAAGGATACGAAGGAGATTAAACCCATGTTTAAACTACACATGATCTGCAACACACTCCCGGCCATCAGAGACGCTGATAGGGCTACCTGGAACAGGGTCCGGGTCATCCCATTCGAAAGCACTTTTTTACCACAAGATGAGTGTCCTAATGACTTTGAGGAACAAATGAAGGCGAAGGTGTTCCCTATGGATAAGAACTTTAATGATAAGATTCCCGATATGACGCAACCATTGGCCTGGTATCTCATTCAGAGGTGGCGCGCAATCAAATCGTTGGACCCCGTCGAGCCACAGAAGGTCAAAGTGGCTACTGATATGTACAGACAGGAGAACGACATTTACAAGCAGTTCGAGCAGCAATGCGTCTTTTCAAAGAAGGATTCCAGGCTCTTCCCTGCTACTCTGTACAGTTGTTTCAAGGAATGGTTAAAGGAAGAGTATCCCAACCGCACCCCCTTCAACGGGACTACTTTCAGGACACACTTTATCAAACATTGGGGTGCACTTGTGAAAGACAAGTACTGGCTTGATAAGACGTGCGTAGAGGAAGAAGATGAAGACGAAGTCTAACCAATGAGCTAATCACGTGCCTTACACGCCTTTTACTTTTTAGATAGTTGTAACCCTCCGGGGTTACAACTTTTTTTATGCACTTATGCTTGACGTTTTTCTGCAAAATGTAGGTAGTCGTCGCATCCAAAACTAAAGTCGGGTACCTGCTCGGCTTTGAAGTAGAAAACAGCGTCTGTCCATTCATTACTCTGGATCTGATTATTTATGTAAATACATGTGTAGTCGGTGGTCATTTCGTTCATTAGTTGGCAGAAAATTGAGTACGAGGGGATGATGCTAGCAAAGTTCTTGTAAATCTTTTCACGGTTACTTTGATTGGGGTCCCTGAAAATGAAAATCCCATCTATGTTTGTTCTAATGCTGGGTTTGAAATCAAAGACATACTGGTTGGCGAAAATAGCTAACATGTTCCAATGCCTCCCGTTCTTGAATAACCCTTGCATGAGTGGATCGTTGAATATCTTGACGTCGTCCATACAGTCATCCATCACAAGTACACCCCACGGGTTACTTAGGTGCTGTCTGGCCATTTTCTGACGTTTGATGAAGTTTTCAATCACTTCTTTATTGTATTTATCAAAGATGAATAGATCAGGGAAAAGACTAGAGTAGAACCTGTTGCTGTCCTCGGAACCGGAAATAACGATCCCTGTGGGGATAATGTGTTGCTTGGAGTATAACAGATGTTTGATCAGAACAGATTTGCCTGAACCTGGCTTGCCTATGATGGTTATTTTGGAGCCACCCATATTAAGGTTTTCCAAGTTGGGTCTGATTGAGTTTATATTCAATTCCTTAATAGAAATCGTTTTGAGAACCATTTTTCCTCACAATTTGGGTCTCTAACCCTTTTTTGAGGGAATTTACCTACTTGATTGTTGAATGGTTTAAAATAATTGAATTATAGACAGAATGATTAATAGAAAAGATTAAAGCAATCATGAGTTCAAACATTATCTCTGTTGAAAATGATGATTCATTTCACAAACTAGATGTTAAAAATATTATAGTCGAAAAACCCAACCAAAAACCTACCCCAAATCAAAAGGGTGTCTGGGCCAACATTAAATACAAATACGAAGGAAAGTTGGACAAACTTAAAATTCAGACAACTCAGCTATTCTCATATGGAATCTCGCGCTACGAGGAAACATCTCCCTCCAAAATGTCGTTTGTCATGAGAGACAGGAAGTTGAGAGAAATGCAGGCTAACGGTGAGCAGCTGTCGGATGAACAACTACTCGATATTGAGCTTGAGGATGGAACTATAAAGATTTTGGAAGATATTATGAGTAAAGTCAGGGAGGAACTGATGACAAGCGAAATGATCGCAGCACTCAATAAGACTCGTGACAAAAAGTGGGCTTCTAACGTAGAGAGTATGGAAATTGTCAAAAGGAAAGAACAGGACAATGGTATAGACTCGGTTTATATGTACGCTAAGGTTGTGGAGGGTAATAACTTCATGAAAACTAAGTTTTATGATAACGATGATCAACCCCTCGATCTAGCTGACACTGTCGTAAGGCTTCTCGATAAGAATATTACCTGTCGCGTAATTGCAATGATTGTGGTCGACAGTGTGTTTATTGGAGCCAAGGAGCCATACATTCAGTTGAAGCTTTCAGAGGCAATCCTGAGTAGTGTTATAGAGTCAAAGCCTAAGCGTGACATCCGCTTATCCTCTCATTTGAAGAATAAGTTGGTCAGTGAAAAACCCATCGCGTGCGATTCTGATTCCGATTCCGATTCACCATCTGTCACATGTTCTAACAAGAAGGTCATTAATAACGATAGTGATTCAGATAACTAAATATATGTACCCCTTTTCTTTGAAATTTAACCCTTCGGGGTTACATTTCTGTCATACATTCCCATGATGAATGATTTATGTAGTATTTTAATAAATAAAATGAGTAAAATTATTATCGACCAGATCAATGACAAGTCAATATGGAACGACTCTGCAATAGAAGAGACGATCAAGCGCATGGACCCAGATCAACTGTATCGTTATCAGAAGATGGCCCAATGCATGTACGATAAGGCCAATGATCCTAATCCTCACACCGTTAAAATGGAGGCGTCTACGCAAGTGATGCTAATGTTGCGTGACGGTCTCAATCCCGATATGCTTGAAGAAGATGAAAGACAGATCTTCATCGAAACTTATGGCTTAAAGTCTCTACAAGAGTATTCAAAAGAGTATTCAAAAGATGACGATAGAAACGACAATCAACGCGTTAATTCAGATCAAGACCAAGCTCAAGGAATATCAAACGGTGATCAACGGACTAAGAAAGGAGGAAGTGGAATTAGTAAAAGAGATCCAAACCTACCTCAATGAGCGAAACGAACAGGGCATCAGAGTCGACTCAAACACGTACATCTCATTGGCAAATCATGAGAAGAAAATAAATCTCTCTAACAAAGACCATCAGCAACGTGTACGTGATTTACTCTATTCAAAAGGAATTGATGATGAGAACTTCATCGTACAACTTCTCAACAAGACTCGTAATGTAGTCAATGAACAAAAGCTCGAGATCAAGAAAGACAAGTAGTTTAGATAATTTTATAACCACTAGTGGTTATAAAAAACATGATTACCATTTAAGTTCATCATATGGTACTTGCTCATAACAATATAGGTCAAATTCCATCACGCTATCCAACCATTGTTTAAACGTATTCAGGATGGGTACGTTATAAGATAGTATCTCTATACCTTTGTATTTTATAAACAGCTCATGAGACTGGGCGTATTCTGAAAATTGCTCACCATCATCAGTGACTCCTGTGATGCTATTAAAGTCCTGACTGTAAAGATCCTTTAATGAGTATATAGCTAGATACCTTTTTATTGTCCTCAAGTAATCCGCGCTCAGTTCAAACGCGGACATAAGATCAGCCGCCTTGACCAAAATCCCTTCTTCAGTTTTACGACCTCTGAACTCGATCTGCGGGTACGCGTCAAAAGTAACCAACGTGAGATCTATTATGACGCTTTTACCAGGTGTATCGGATGGAAATTGTGGAAATGTAGAACATTCGTCAGGTGTTGTGGGAGGTGTCAATACATTCGAAGGTGCATTCAAAAACGACATGGTTACTTATACCATGGTTGTCTTTAACCCTAAAATCACTCTTTAATCTCCTCTTCAAAACAGCATTCTAGCGCTAGTTTGATAGCCTTGTGCGTCATGCTTACCTTCATACTTTGGTCGATAAGACTGAGACCATTTAGTTTCTGCTTACCCTTACTTATTATTTTCATCTGATGGCACTTGTTGAGGAGTTCTAAAAGTGAGTCCCAGTAACTATTAATCGAATCGTTAATAAGTTTGACAACGTTCTTGTGTACTCGTTCCAATTCTGGAATAACATTATTAAATAGTAGTGTCTCAATATCCAAAACTACTAGTAATTTGGTCTCCTTTGGCCCATTGGTATAGAAAACATCAACATCTCCACTTCCATGTAACACTAGCAGATACTCTTCAGAGATGATGCCTATTTTGTAAGGGATTGATTTGAGGGATGGTTCCAGTTGTTTAATGAGATGTATGAAACCTTGAGGTGATGATGTGGCTCGTACTTCTTTAACGATAGACAAATCTGGGTCAGCTGCCAACACAGCTTCAAAATTGACATCATTATCTCTCCATCTTGATAAGTTTAGAAACTTTTTTATATCCATTTTAACTTCATGTTTTGAGGGTATGTAAAGCAGACATGGGATATTGTTCTCGGTATTAAAGTAAACGTATCGCAGCTTGTCGTTGCGACCGTATATTTCCATTACCTTGCACCTGAGTGCTGGCTTACTTCCAATTTTATTCCGACATGTAAGTAAATCATACAATTTAGAATATAACAGCATATTTTACTCAAATGGAATGATCTTTAGACTCCTTTAAATATATAATTATTTAACTTGTTTTTCTCTAGAGATTTAGTAGTGTTTTACTCGTCGCTATTTTTTGATATCTGCTTCCTCTTTGGCGATGTTGCAGCCTCTTTCTCTATTACCTTACTCAGTTCGGCATTCACTATATTTTCCAATTCATCTTCATTAACATCTATTCGAAGCGGTTCAAGGTCACACATGGCAGACTCACAGGGTGATTTTTGGGAAAGGATGGGTGTTTTATGATCAGATGAGTGTTGGTACTTGGTTCCGTACATGTCGTGGAGGTCGTCTGGGGGAGGGGGTCTTGCAAACAACATTTCAATTGCCTCGAATCGTTTGGACAGTTTGTTCATCTCCTGGTTCTGAGCAGAAACCTTCATGTACATGAAGTAACCCAATACGGCGATGGACGCTATACATATGGTACACATGATTATATTTTCCAAATTCATTTTCTATTAGCCATTTGAATAGTTAACTCGTATAGATTTATCAAACATGGTCTGACGGCTCAATAATGATATAAATTTACTTTTATTTATTATAAAAATGAAGTTACAACCAACCTGTGCTATTTGTTTGAGTAAGATTAAGCTCGTTGATCTACGCTACGGGGTCAATCGCAAGGGCCCTGGCCGCAAGCTTCTTTGTAAGCACGTTTTCCACGCTAGTTGCATAAAGAGTATGTACAAACCTCAGTGTCCCTTGTGCGAACATCCCATCTTCAATAACGATGAGGAAGCACTTTTCACGTGCGCGTCAGAGGAAGAAGTCATAAGTATCCTCAAGAATTTACACGAGTACAACATTAACATGAAAAACATGTTTACTTTCCTCACAACCGATAAAAGAGCGATAGATAAATACAAATGGATCGTAGACCTAATTTACAAGTACTATGACTTTACACAGCTACTCGCCGAAAACCTGGATAATAAGAAGCTCGTGAAAGAGATAGTTGTGAGAGGGAAAATCAATTGGTTTAAAACCTTCTATGGTGGCTCAACATTCTCTGATTTGGTCCATGAGCGTACGAGTGATGCCGAGATCATCGCGTTAATTCATGACAGGTTGCCAATAGACAGTAAGAGAGTCACCGTTCCAAGCAGTTCCACTATAAACACGTCGTTTGGAACAGTAAATGTAACACAAACTGTTCCAACATCTGTCGATACGTTAGCATTTTTTCAAAGACATAGGCGCATGGATAGTATGTCGGGAGCAGCTATGGAGAACCAACTGCGCAGACCTGACAGAGTACAAACAGCCACTGTCAGAAGGTCTCTTAGGGGATTAACACCGCCCCTAATTGAAATAAAGGAACGGTCTGTGTTTGAACAGCCTCAAACCTATCCAATCTATGAGAGATTGTATCCTGTGGTACCGTCTGCACCTCCAATTGAATTAATGTAACGGACTTATTAACACCGTCATATATAGAAAAATGTTCATATCTGTGTTATTTTACCTATTCACGTTGATTAATTTGTTTGCCGTGAAAGATGTGTACTGGCCTCTTTTGAAAGATCATGTTGATGCGTTCATGGCCCTAAATGCAATCACACAGAGCTGGCAGGCAACCATCATATGTGTTATATTTTTCATCAAAGCGTTGATCAGGGCGGTGTACAGAGAGAGGGTCACTAAACTGAAGCAGTGGTGGCATCAGACCGCAACACCCCTTGGTAATGACAAGTTTCTGTTGGTTCACTACATTATGGGCGAGAAGGTCAAACTGATTGTGAAGAAGCGCGAGGATGAGATTGAAACCGTCGTGGACGAGGGATACAACGAATGTTACACAGATGAGGCCAGACCTTTCCTCATGTATGAACACGAGGAGCTGGGACCTGAGATGTTGGGACTCGAAAAGGCTCTTATCGTTCATACAAAGAAAGGTGATTTACTACGAATAGACGTGAAAGTAAAGAATGAATAGAAAAAATTAGAGAGTTATGTGTATGATAGGAAGAGAAAAATGAAAGTATTAATTATCCCCTACCATGGTATGAGTACCCAGCTTAGCAAGGCTATGGAGTTCTACAATTGTCTACCTAAGAAGGTTGAATGCAAAGGTAACTCGTGTCCTATCGTCAAACCTTTTAACATAATGACATCTGATGAGGTAAAGAATAACATTGTCAACACCCTCAAAAATAATGTTAACGTGAAGGAAATACACGTGTTGGCTCTGAATGAACAAGATCAATTTACATTTGTAGAAATGAGTCGTTCTGGTAATTGGGGTAGCATGAAGAAGGGTGTCACTATCAAGATAATTTTATACAAGTGATCAAGTAGGTATTATTTATAACCTGAAAGGTTATAAATGTAATGTTATTAAATGGTAATTCCTAATCGTCTCTTCATTGCTTCAATTTGGCTATTCGAAGGGGTAGTGCCGGTAGCAGCAGTGTGAGTAAGTTTGTATGCATTAATCTTACTA